GCAATAATTGAATTGCTACTATTACCAAAGATAGCTTACATATTCAAGCTATCTTTGGTATAATTTTTTCCAAATTAGAGAAGGATAAAGGTTTATTTTAGTTTATGGTGTTATATATTAAACATAATATTGATATTACATCATTTACATTTTTTACATTACATTTGCGCCGTAACCAATTACAAACGTTATGGCGCATTTTTTTTTAAAGCAGTATTCAAAGCAGTTTCGTATGATAAAAGTTCATTATATGGACTTTGAAGACCGTTTTCGTGTGAAAACATTCAAGGATTGTTCACTTATTGAAGCCTCTAACGTTTTTAAGGCTTATGCCCGTGCTTTTGGTTGGACTTTTTTAAGCTATGAAACATTTGATTATTAACTTTTAATATTTCAGTTATGGATAATCAGAAAATTTACAAAACTCTTGAAATTATAGTCAAGGCGGTATTAGCTATTGCCGCCTTATGGCTTTGTATCTCATGCACTATGTCTATGAGTATCAGTAAAAACAATACGAATAGTACTCAATCTACAGAACAGTCTCAGGTTACCTCTGTGGATAGTACAAAAGTTGATGTTGATTATAAGTAATGGCGCTATTTAATCCCTTTTGTAGTTGTCTTCATCCGAAAAGGATAGTTAATCCTTATACGCATGAGTGTATGACCGTCCCTTGTGGAAAGTGCAAGGCTTGTGTTCTTGCTAAAAATTCTCGTTATTCGTTTCAATGCGATTTAGAGAGTTACTGTTCTATGTATACCGTTTTCATTACTCTTACCTACGCTCCTGACTATCTTCCTGTTGCTACTCCTGTGTGTGTGAATGGTGACCCGGATACTGATTTATTCTGTCGTTATGATTTGGTAGACTTAGAGACGGGTGAAAGTCTCGGTGAATTTGATTATGAGGTTTCGCGATTAAAATTACTTCAACAGAAGTTCAATCTATGCGGTTCTATCCCCTACCTTAGAAAAACTGATTTACAATTATTTTTAAAAAGATTACGTTACTATGTTACTAAACGATTGTCCAAAGAGAAAGTGCGTTACTATGCCGTTGGTGAATATGGACCCGTACACTTCCGCCCGCATTATCATCTCTTATTATTCCTCAACTCAAAAGAAGTCTTACAAATATGTTCAGAGGCTGTATCTGAGGCATGGACCCTTGGCCGTATCGACGTTCAAGTATCCGAAGGAAAGTGTTCATCATACGTTGCGAGTTATGTTAACAGCAGTGTGTATCTACCCGAAGTTCTTAAAATGCGTTCCGTCTGTCCATTCTGCCTACATTCTCAAAGGCTGGGTCAAGGCTTTTTGCAAGGTCAACGCTCGCAAGTATATGCGCTTACCCCTCATGACTTTATTAAAAGAAGCTTCGTGCTCAATGGCAAATATAAGGAGTTTGATGTATGGCGGTCGGCTTACTCTTACTTCTACCCCAAATGTAGAGGATATGTTGATAAATCTACACACGAACGTGCTTATAGCTACCGAATCTATGATACGGCGCGGCATCTATTCCCGTCCTGTGAAACAACGTTCGCTTTGGCGAAAGAAGTAGCGACTTTTGTTTATCTTTTCCATCTGAATAAGTCGTCTTATTGTTTGGATTTGTTCGATGGTGGTGCTTTGTATGACCAACGACAGCTTTATGACCTTTGTAAGTATTTCTATGATTGGGAGGTGACTAATTTCAGGTTGGATAGTGTTGAATTTGATAGGTATGCCCATCGTGTCTACGGTGAATTGCTTCTTTCCAAACACTTCTTGTATACTGTTTGTGATAAACCTACCTTGTCGGAGCAAAAGCGTAAGCTTGGGCTTATTGAAGATTTTTATAGTCAATTGGATTATATGCATCTTACTGATTTCTTCGAGTCTCAAAAGCTATTCTTTGAAAATGAAGATTTCTATGGTGACGGTGATTTGTTGTCTGATGAATGGGAAAATACTATCTATCCTTACTTTTATGATAACTTTTATATGGATATGAGATTGTTTAAGAAGACGCCTGTTTATTCTCAATACTCTACGCAGGTATCTAAACTGTTTAATGACCGTATCAAGCATAAGAAACTGAATGATTTGAATAAGATTTTCATTGATGAAAATAAATAGTATTAACCTTTAATTGTGTTGTTATGGCAAATGTTATGTCTTTAAAAAGTCTTAGTAATAAGATTTCCCGAAATGGTTTCGACCTTTCGTTTAAGAAAAATTTTACGGCAAAAGCTGGTGAGTTGCTTCCCGTTATGGTGAAAGAGGTGCTTCCAGGTGATAGCTTTAAGATTAATCTTAAGTCTTTTACTCGTACACAGCCCATTAATACGGCTGCATTCGCCCGTATTCGTGAATATTATGATTTCTATTTTGTTCCTTATGATTTGCTTTGGAACAAGGCAAATACAGCATTGACACAAATGTATGACAATCCGCAACATGCTGTTTCACTTGACCCTACGAAAAATTTCGGTTTAGAGGGTCTTATGCCTTCTGTTACAGCTAAGGGTATTTCTGATTATCTTGCTTCCTTTGGAACTACGTATAAGGCTTATGATAAGAATTATTTTGGTTATTCTCGTTCTGAATGTTCTGCTAAGCTTTTAGAATATCTTGGTTATGGTAATTTTTATTCCTTTACTTCTGGAGGTGGTGATAATTGGTCTAGTCTTCCTTTGATGTCTAACCTTACTTTTAATATTTTTGGTTTGTTGGCTTATCAAAAAATATATGCTGATTATTACCGTGATAGTCAATGGGAACGTATTAGTCCGTCCACCTTTAATGTTGATTATATGGACGGTACTACTAATATGTCTATAGATAGCTTTATTTATGGTGAAACGTCCTCTAAGGTTTAACAGAATTATAATTTGTTTGATTTGCGTTATTGCAATTGGCAAAAAGATTTGTTTCACGGTGTTGTTCCGCATCAACAATATGGTGATTTATCAGGTGTTTCTATTGGTAAGATTCCGCCTGCTGATGAGCAAACGGGTTTTACTATTCTTGCACTTCGTCAAGCTGAATTTTTGCAGAAATGGAAAGAAATTACACAATCTGGTAATAAGGATTACAAAGACCAGATAGAGAAACACTGGGGTGTTTCTGTAGGTGATGGTTTTTCTGAACTTTGTACTTATCTTGGCGGTGTTAGTTCTAGTCTTGATATTAATGAGGTTGTGAATACTAATATTACAGGTGAAAACAGTGCCGATATTGCAGGTAAAGGCACAGGTGTTTCAAATGGTGTGATTAACTTCGATTCTGGTGGTAAATATGGTCTCCTTGTATGTATTTATCATTGTTTGCCCTTGCTTGATTATACGGCTGCTTTGTTGAATAGTGCGTTTACTAAGGTTCGTGTTACTGATTATGCTATCCCCGAGTTTGACCGTGTTGGCATGGAACCTGTTCCTTTGGCAAAGATGATTAATCCAGATGCATCCGATTTTTCATCTTTTAAAGATACTGTTATCGGTTATGCTCCTCGGTATATTGATTATAAAACTTCTGTCGATTGTTCTATCGGTGGTTTTTCCGGTACTCTTCGTAATTGGGTCATTTCCTATGGTGAAACTTCTATTTTAAACCAGCTTGGGTCTAAAGACCCCGTTAATCAACCTTCCCCGACTGCTGCACCTATGAATTATACATTTTTTAAGGTGAATCCTAATTGCTTGAATCCTTTATTTGCTGTTCAAGCTGATAGTTCGATTAGTACGGACCAATTTTTGTGTAGTTCTTTCTTTGATGTTAAGGTAGTTCGTAATCTTGATACGGATGGTTTGCCTTATTAGTGTATAAAATTGTACATATTTACTAATTTATAAATATATTTTATTATGTGGTATGCTAAAAGACTTTTAGAACCTTATCAAGAACCTGTAAATCCTTGTTTGGTTTCTTCTGCGGAATTGTCTCAAAGTGAATTTGTAGAGAAAAGTCCTGTGAATGAGTTTTGTGTTGATAAGTTAGATGTGAATGGCGTAGAAACTGTTGTTCTTACTTCGGATATTTATATGTTGTTCAATCAACAGCGCCTTGACCGTATGACTAAAGACCGCTTATTAGCTCATTTTGATAAACTTTCAGTGAATGAGCCTAAAATGCACGAATTGCGCTCTAAGTTGAGTGATGAACAACTGTGCAGTTTTGTGAAATCACGGTTTATTCAGTCGCCCTCTGAATTGATGGCATGGAGTCAATATCTGATGAGTTCACAGGATGAAATGATAGCGGCCGCCGCTGCCGAACGGGAGACCGAACAGCCTGCTCCGTATGAGGTGAATCCGACTGAAGAACCTTAAATATATTTTTTTCCTTTTCTTTCGAGACGTGCAAAAAAGCAATGCAGGGAAAAAATATACGTTTGGCGTTCTGTAGTAAAAATTGTTAAATGTGCGTGTGCGTTTACGCGCGCGTATATTTAATGATTTTTGGTACAGGTTGATAAACGGATATTTTAGCCCTACTTTATCTTTGCACATCTTGAGAGATAAGGAAAAATTTGTAATTCGTGAGCTCGGGAGAGCGA